CCCGCTTGAGTTTTAACTGCATCTGCATTTGGCATGAGATTATCCATTCCAGTTTCTAGTTCTGGTTTTCCAAATCCATCAACTATTGCGGTACCTAATTGACTTGCAGTTTTATAAGCGTCTTTTACTTTGTTTCCAACACGGGTTATCATGTTAACAAATTCGCCTACTACATTTTCCTGAATGATACCTGGAGAGTGTATTCCCATTGCGTTCATCATTCCGTTTACAATGTTTTTACCTACATCCATTGCTTTATTGACTAAGTCACTTCCAGCTTGCATGATACGTGAGCCAATATTCATGAATTCAGTATATACACGGCCTGGTAATTGACTTATCTGATTCATTACCCCGTTTACCATGTTGACGGCTGCATTTACACCGTTGCTTACCCAACTGGAACCTGCGGAAACAATCCTGTGAACAACATTCCATAAGTAAGTTGCAATTCTACCTGGTAAACTCATGATCCTATTTACAATACCGCTGACAAATCGACTAGCAGCATTTACACCATTCATCACTATTTTACTTGCCCAGCTAATGATTGCATTTGAAATATTTGTCAAGATGGTGACATAGATGTTCCATAAGTTAGTGAAAATATTCTGTATTAAACCAGGTAAAGGTAATTGGCCATTAACAAATTGCATGAAAGCATTACTCATACTAGTAACCATTGGTGATATTTGAGCGAATATGCTCATGACTAATTGCCATACTGGAGTAAACACGCTTGTAAGGAAATTGCCTAAAGGAACTAATGCCCCTTGATAGAACTGTAATAAGTAAGGGTATAATAATTGTAAAATGCTGTATACTGATTTTATTGGTATTGTCAGTAAGTTAAAGGAGAATCCTATTGCATCAATAATTGCCCTTGTCACATCCCATTGGCCTTGTGCAGATTCTGGGAATATGCTTTCCCATATTCCACTTAACCAATCGATAACTGGTTTACTGACTTCCATTAACCAATTCCAAGCTTCGCCTATGGCCTGTATTGTACCTTGAACGTTTGGATTGTTTATGAAGGCATCCCATAATCGCATTACATTTGTTTTGATTGCGTCTATCATGCTGCCTACATCTTTCCACCATCCAAACATTTTTCCAGCTTCATAGATTGCCACTGCTAAAGCTGCAAGTGCAATTACCACTAATGCTATTGGATTTGCAGCCATTACTGCATTCCATACTTGAGTTGCAGCAGTAACCAGTCCAATTTCCCCAGTCAGTACACCTACTATTGCACCATAAGTGGCGGTTGCTACACCAGATAAGTATTTTGTAGCTGCTGAAACCTTTTGAGCTGCGGATTCCCTTAAAGTTGCAAGGGTTAATGCGTCCTCTTCAGCTTCCATAATACCTAAGAACTGTAAGGCGGATTTAGTTTTACCTGTTAAATTATCCAATACCTGTAATGCAGGGCTTATTGATGGTGCTAATGTTGCAAAACCTGAAGCTGCGGTCATGGCTCCGATGGCATATTTTGCCCAAACTTTGGCTCCGTCATCAATTTGATTATCATTGTTAGCGTCCACAAAACTAAGAACGGAATCTAAGGCAGAATCCACCATTGGTTTGAAGTCGTCACCTAAGCTTCTACCTGATACAGACCACATTTTCTGTAATTTAGTTAATTTGCCTTGTGTGGTATCCATCATTCCGTTGACATCACCAGATTGTGTTAAAGCTTCGTCTAAAGCTTTAGTATATCCGTCGATGTCCTTTGCGGAACCATCCCAACCTAAACTTTCAAGTTTTTCTTTACTGATACCAAAGTTTTCTTTCAGCATTTCAAACTCGCCGTTTAATCCTTTTCCTGCTGCTTGCATTAATCCCATTGCGTCCTCTCCGCCTTTACCCATGAGTATAGCTCTTTGTCCTATATCATTGATAATTGGAAGTAGTGCTTGCATTTGTTCTTTGGATGCACCTGTACTCATTTTCACTACAGATGCAGATTGGGAAAGTTGATCAAGTGACACTAAACTTGAATTTGTCATAGTATCCATTTGTTTCCAGATACCATTACTAAATGATTCAAAGGATTCACCATATCCTACCATTGCATAAGATAACTGTTGTATCCTATCCCTGTTAATTGAGGCACCGACGGTCATATCTGCCATACTCTTTAGACCTATTCCACCAAAGACAGTAGATATTATTCCACCAAGCCCGCTAAAGGCGTCTCCTACACTTTGTATTTTTCCTCTTACTGTTGATAATGCAGATGACAATGTACTTGTAATATGGCTTCCTACACTAGATACCTTGCCTTTAATACTATCCCATTTGCTACCTAAGTATTGTGGAATAGCATTGCCCACAACTTGTATTTTGCCTTTTAGAGTATCAGTATTAGTTCCTAATAATTGCAATTTACTTCTAGTGTAGTCCAGGCTTCCTCCCCATGTTCGGGTTTCGGCATCAAGGGCATTGAATTTGGCTACAGCTTCTTGACATTTACTATTCAATTCGTAGAATACTTTAGGATTACTGCTGTTGGCTAATCTGTTTAACCATTCTTGAGTTTCCTTATCTAACATGTTGAATTTAACAATACTGTCCTGGACGCTTTTATTGTACCTTTGGAATTGGTTTGCACCTTTACTGGTAACGGCCTGTGTTGAAGTAGAGACATTTTTTATCTGTGTTGCCAGATTGCTCAAGCTTTGTTTTGTCATTTGGCTTGATTGTGCAGCTTTTTGATTTGCTTGTTGTGCTGAATTACCAAATTGTTTTATCTGTTTTTCGTTATCTTTGATAACCCTACTTGCTTGATCTTCTGCTTTCAAGATAATTTCAATCATTTCACGTGAAACCATAAGTCTTTGCCACCTCCCTATTATGTTAATTTTTGAATAAAAAAAAGAGGCACATTACTAAGTTGAATGTTGTTAGTAATGTGCCTCTAGTATTTCATTTTCCTACGATGTTTTTTCATTTCTTTTTCTTCAGCCTCTCGGAGTTCTTTTTCAAATTTAGCCCTACCTTTAATGATAAACATTCGTTGAGCATATGTTAATTCCCTTTGTGTAGGTGCTAAAGGATAACCCCAATAATCTAAAAGTATGATTTCTTGAGCTTCGTCAGTCTTCAGGAAAGTCTTCTACATCATCCTCAAGATCTTCATCATCATTAATTCCTGTGAGTTCTTTGACTTTAGTATACATTTCATCAAATATCCCCGCAGGTAATTTTTCAATGTCAGTTCTTTTAGGCGGTTTTTCATTACCTGGATTGTCACAGCTCATGAAAATAGCTTCCACTTGAGCTTTGAAATCTGCGTCAGCATTTTGTTTAATATTGAATTTCAATTGAGATTCAATATTACTGACTCTCTGATTTCTGCTAACTGCCTGTGCTTTTTCGTTGGTAACATAATCACCTAAACTTTCCTGACGTATACTGTTTGTTTTTTCCCATTCACCTTTACTGAGTGGTCTTAAAAATACAGTATCATCAAGAGAGTCAAGATAAACCTCTTTGTAATCTTCAACACCGTTTAAAATTTCCTCAATAGTAAGTACCATAATCTAGTCTCCTTCGCTTTCGTTTCCAGAAGCTTCGATTGTTAATTCTGGAACTTTGTTAATTAATTTGCAATACATATCAGTATTGACTTTAGTGGTTCCGTCATTTAAAGTGACTTCGCCGTTTCCTAATGTTTGTAAGTTTAAAGTAGCTTCTACACGGTCAGCACCTTTCAAGTCAAATTCAGCTTTCAATGTACATTCAGGGAATTTGATAATTAATTGTTGCTCTGGATGTTCACATTGAGCAATAGTTAATTCTAAAGGTACAGTGAGTATTCTACATGCTGAAGGAGTAACACCATCTACAACACCATAACGGGCATCCAGAATATCCCTATAGGAATGCCTATTCAAGGTTGTAGCTAAACTTAAACTAATGCCTCTTTTAGCTGCTTGAGGTTTTTCCTGTGGGAACCTGGAACCTAAGCCTATGGTTCCATCTTGATCATGATTGTTGTTTCCTTCCATGCTGAAACTTGTCTGCACACTTCCTGGTTTGGAACCGTTTAATTTCACGCTGACATCATAGAATCTGATTGGTATTTTGGAATCTGCTAACTCTTCAGGTTCCTCAAAGTCTTCGTTGATTCCTAATATTTCTGCGGTTTCTGTTGCGTATAACCAGTCACAGTTCACAGTCATTGCAGAATCTGACACTTCTAATTTTAATCCATCTTCGATTAATCCGAAAACAGCTATTTTAAGTGCATCATATACTGCCAATCCTACGAAGGATGGTAATTCGTGATTTTCCCCTCCATAGAATTCGTGAATATGTAAACCTGAGGTTGCACCGCTTCCTGCGGTATATATGTAATGGTCAAGGAACCCCATTAAATACCAGGTAATTCTTTGAAGGTCTACTTTTGCACTGGTGGATCCATTAGGTTTTGCTGCACCAGCCCATGCTACAACATCACTTCTACTTCCACCGTCATCGGTTTCAGCTTCGTCACCTAATTCAAAGTTGACCTCTTCCATTTTCTGAAACCAATCTAAATCAATATCATCTATACTTTGAACATCGCCATATTCAGTTTCTAAGGCAATTCCAAATCCTCTAGCCATGTTTCATTCACCTTTTTATGTTAATTTTTTAAAAATTCAGTTTTTAACAATAATTAACCCAATCCACACTAAATTCAAAATCTAGAACTATCCCTGCTACAGGGATTTTTTCCATTTTGCCTTCAACAGGAATTTCACCTACAGGGTATAATGTGTTGAATTTCACATTTTCGATAATTCTATCTTCAAATTTATCATACTGGATTCTACGATAATTATTTTTAATCGCAAGTGCTACGTTACCTGCTAACCGTCTTGCCTTTTGTTCGGCTATTTTTGGGTCAGGGTCATATTCGACACATGCAAATTCTATTGTAGATTTTAATTCCAGAATTTGGCTTAAATTTTCATCACCGTTAACAGTGATTGGATGTTGTACTATCCAAATTGCTGGCTCTTCAATTCCATATTCATTATTGTAAATTGGAATAATTGTTTTAACATGATTCAATATTCCTTCAGAAGAGTCTTTTTCATGATTTAAACAGTCTTCCACCACTTCAAGGATATTTTCAATAGTTTCGTCCAGTGTCCTCATTTTAATACCTCATGAACTGCTTTGATAAAGTAACCTGCAAGTTTTCCCTGTGTTTCTGCAATGCTGCGTTCTACGAATTTTTGGCCTTTTTGTCCTCTTATCATTTTAGTGTAAACCATTTTCCCCCCAACTTGGAATGCTAGGGGTTTTCCTATGGCTTTGCTATATATTGGAGTTTTATAAGGCCCGTAAATACCAGTACCATCATTAACATAAGGTGCATACTTTGCAGGGGTTTGAATTTCCACTTTGTCTGTGGATGTGTAGCTAAAAAACCAACTTCTAAGTAAACCGTGATCTACTGGTGAGTTGATTTTTAGGTGTCTTATCATTCCTTGTCCTGCATATTGTAATCCTTTTCTGCGGATTTCTGGTATTTTTTCGCTGACGTTTTGCATTTTTGCAGCGTCAACTTTTACGGTGACTTTTACCATAAGTCATCTCCGCCTGTTATTGCGAATATGTCAATTTTGTCGGAGACTGTACTGTGGTCAATAACGTAAGGGGAGAGGTCATCTTTTAGTGATTGTTCAAAGATTTCTGCGGATGATACCTGTATTCTCCAGTCATTGACTTTTGTACGTGGTGTGTCTCTGCGTTCTATTGCTAATGCTACCATGTTTGCAGTTAGTCTTAGGCAGACATTTTTGACTGCATCATCTACCCCTTCGGGGAATTGATTATGAGTGTATGATTTAATCAAACTTTCACTTTGGGAAATCCAACTTGTAATGATTTCAGTTAATTTCCTTTCATCACCTTGTTCTAATTTGAGGTGTTGTGGGTTAATTCCAGTAAAAGTTTTTACTTCATCTACAGTAATCCACATCAAATCATACCTCCATTAAAATTTTATGTTTCACCTGGTGTCTCTTCAACAGCAGTTAAACTAATAGTGAAACTAGTGTGTGTACTGTCACTTGAAATAGTGTCAGAATATTCAGTGTACCCTTCCTTAGTTGCAGTAATGGTATGTTCACCATCCGCTACACCTTTCAATGTGCAACCTCCAGCAGGGCCAGTTGTACCAGTAATATCACCAATAGCAACACTTACACCAGATACCGCATTTTCACCATCATCTACAGTGATGGATAAATCACGGGTAGTGACTTGCGGAGTTTCCTCTTCGTCATCTTCAAGTTCTAAAACTTCATTTAAGAAATCTGCAAGGTAATCATGCCTTTTTTCAGGGCTTTTCCTCACAGAATAAGGTAATTCTTTAAATTTTTTTATTTTTGCCATGTGATCACCATACCAAAAAAAATATTATTAGCTGAAACTTCTAGAATTTAGAAGCTTCAGGTAATTGTTCTAATTCATCAATAGATAAAGTACAGTTTACGGAACCTTTTCCGCCAAATTTGGTGTTTACACCAGGACGGAGTCTGTAGTAGTAATCGGTTCTTTCGTGTTTTACAACACGGTCAGGTTCGATGGTCATGTTTTTCCAGATACCGTAAAGTAAGTATTCGGGGTTGGTTAACATGACGTTTGTAGTTTGAAGTGAGGTTCTTAATGATTCGTCATCGAAACTTTGACAGTTAATGATAGGAATACCTTTGTAGGTTAATGTTGGAGTGTAGCCAGTTTGAGTGCTGTCTCCTAATGGTGTTCCTCTAGATTTTAAGAGGTTCCTGTAAGCATCTTCAATTTCAAATGGAACGTAGAATTTGAGTTTGTTCCTTTGTCTGAAACGTAAAGGCATTGCGTAGATAGCTGCGTCAAAGATAGCTTCTACAGTATCATTTACAGGGTCGAAGTCATAGCGACCAGGTTCAGCAGCAGCACCTTTGGAAACTAATTGGCCTTGAGCGTTTTTCAACCAACCGTCAGCAGTACCTAATAAATTGGATGGTTGGTACTTGTCAGTATCAGCATATAATGCCCATACTTCTAAGTCCTCTCCAGCTCTTTCACCCATCATGCCTAAGAGGGTTTGTTCAAATTGTTCTTTTTCCAGGTTGTCATCTTTTTCGTCATCTTCAATACTGCACATGGTTTTGATTTTTGTAGTAGTGAGGATAGTTGGCTCGAATGCAACTTCAGCAGCGTCAAGTTCATCATTGGTAACCTTTTTGTTGTCAACGATTTTGTAACCTGGTTGTAATACACGGCCTTCAATACTGGTTTCTACGTATTGTTTTTCAAAACTATTCAAGATGTCGAAAGTAGCATCTCTAAGGATAGTTTGGTTTAAGGTTGCAGCACGTAAGAACATACCTAATTGTTCAGGGTTTAATAATGCTTTACCTGTTTCCATGTCCTCACGCATTGATTTGAATACTGCCTTTTCGGCAGGATTTACGATTTGACTTAATACTTGTTCATTGTTAAAAGCCATAAATATTCACCTTTTTAGTTCTTTTTTTGGTTTAAAACATCAACATTATAAAAAAAATTAGTTTTTAAGAGGTCTGCCTCTTTTATCTCTACCCATGACTTCCATTGTAATAGCTTTATCAGATTTTAAAGCTTTTTTGTCCTCAGGGTTTTTGTCATGTTGAGGTAAACTTTTAGAATCTGATTTCATTGATTTCTTTTTGTCATCGGTTTTATCATCGTTTTTAGAATCGTCAGATTTATCTTCAGTGGAATCATCATCTTTGGCGTCATCCTCTTCTTTTTTCTTATCATCATTATTAGTGGAATCATCAGAATTATCTTCTTTCAATGCAAGAGGTTTCACAGCTTCCGCTACAGCCTCATTAATCATTCCACCTAAGAACTCTTTGAATTCATCAGATTTGAAAACACCACTGACAGATTCTTTAATTTCATCCAAGTCTTCTTTAGTGGCATAATCTTTGGTTTCTTCCAATCCAAGAATGCCCCTAATTTTGTTTAATTTGTTTTGTGCTTTGTCTTCAGACATGTTCTCACCATTTTTTGATTCACAAAATTTATTCCCATGCTGACAAGGTTTACGTACCAAGCTGACTAATACAGGAACTGGATCATTAATGTTTTTGATTAAGTTACCTGCACTTGCTTTCAAACTAGCATCACTTTTTAATGCAGCTTTGATTTTTTCCGCAGTTTCACGTGTGAAAATAGACGGGCTGGCACCTGTAATCTCGCCGTCACGTACTTGCTTGATTGCTACGGGGTCATTCACTTCAGTTGTAATCATCCATGTACCCATAGGATAGGTGTGGATGGAACCGTCAACCCAAGAATAAGAGGTTTCCTCTGAAAGTAAAAAGGATTTTAAAGCATTCCCTATTAAGTGATGCTTATGTGCAGATTGCACGCCCCGTACGGCATGGTGTTTATCAATAAATCCATAATCATCATACGCTTCTTTAAAAGAACGCACTTGCTCAACTGTAAATGGGTCTTCGCCTCTCCAGTAATCACAATCTTTAGCACCTGGAATCATCACAGGCACAGTTAGGATTATAGAATTATCGCTTTTGATGACTATTTGCTCTTGCAAGTGTAATCACCACCAAAAAAAATTTTATTTAAAATATGGAGATGACCCAACCTTTAACTAAAAAAAAGAGAACGATTTCCAATTCGTTATAAGTTTAATAGAGTGTGTATGAAGTTAAGAATGAAAACGAACCCTTTTTTTATCATGGTTTTAAAAAAATTTATCCTAAGTTATGGAAATGGAGCAATTAAAAACACATGTTAATTTTTGGAATTATATTGCACATTGAAAAGTTGAGTCCTCTTCATTATACACTGTAAGAAATAAAAATCACTAAAAAAGAAAAAAAGAGTATGGGTATTGTAGGATTTGAACCTACATTTGATGGTCTGGAGCCAACCGTACTAACCAGGTTATACTAAATACCCAAAAAAATAGTAAAAAAAGTGTTATAGGAATAACACTTATTTGAGTAAATCTTTGTATTCGGGATGATCATCAATAAACCCTGAAACTTCCTCATGTTCAAGAGCATCTAACTTAATCATATCAGTTCCAATTAGCAGCCTTTCATGGTAATTGACATTATACTCTTTTTGGTGAGAGTTAATCCAGTCAATAACCTTCTTAAAGTTACTATTGTCACTTTCCATGATAATTGTTAAAAAAGCGTTTGGGATGAATTCATCAAGGGATAGGATTTCATCCGCTTTAGTTAATAATAGCTCTTTATTTATCCAATTATACATGATTTTCACCAGTAATAAGTCTATATTATTTGATTTATTAATCTTACTGTTAATTCATAATTATTCCCATTTTTAACCGCATGCACAATTTCATATTCAGTTTCTGGAGTTAACCATTCTGCTTGACCGTTAGTATTTGTGAATTTATCTGTACTTTCTAAAGCCATTCCCCGCGTACCTTTTGGATTTAGCACATTATAGAATACATTGTACTTTTTGGAATCTTTTGAATAGTAAAGATTAGGAGTTTCCTTATCAAATGAAAATGAAGTAAATCCTTTAAAAGTTCCTCTTTGACCTACTTCTGTAGGGATTTCATGGTCTGTGGATGTAGCTCTATAAGTGAATGTATCTTCAACTAAAGGAATTCCCTGTTCCATACCTTTTAACAGGTTTTCCTCAATTTTGTCATATCTCTCTGTAATGGTTTTTATCTCAGAGCCACTTTCACCTAAATCTCTCAAATATTTGACATAAGCGGATTTATCCCTATAGTAATTATTCAATCTTCCGAAATTATTACCACATCCATATTTGAAGGAATCATAAATACTTTGAGTACCTGGAAGTTTATTTTCAGGGATGATTCTTTTCATCTCTTTCATGAATTCATCAGTATAATGAGATTCATAATATTTGGCAATAGTGCTAGAATATTCCTGGTAATCATGATATTTGTGTAGTAAAAAATCTTTAGGATATTGGTCCACTATGTCTTTTGTAAGTTTCAAGGGATGTCTCATTTTGCCAATATCTGGAAGCGGGTTAACCTTGAAATTATCTACAATATTAGGATTAATAGGTCTCATGAAACGGTCTGAGGTCACCAATTCAGTTTCAGCCATTGCTTGTTGTACTAGTTCGTCTGCGTTGAAGTAGTCAAGTGTTGCTATGAGGTCATCTTCCCTGAACTGTGCCATGTCAGGTGGTGCAATATATCCATATGGGATTATGAATGGTAATGCTTGACATCTGCAATTTATGATTTCTGCTGCGGGGCCTGCCATGTCTCCAGGATACATTAATCCGTTGCTGAATACTCCGCCCATTCTTATTATTTCGCCTTCCATGTGTATATGGTCAGCGGAATCTTTAGGTCTTAGTCCTCTTACACGGCTGTCTCTAGCTGTACTCCATTGTATATATTCAACGCCCATGTCATCATAGCCTTTGATGATTCCTAAGCATTGGCTATTGTGTATTTCTGTACGTGCTATTCTTACAGATTCCCATGTTTTTAATTGTCCGAATCTTCGGCGGATGTCACGGGAAACCTTATCGATTCCCATTCCTTCCTCATATCCGTTGACTATTATATCGTTTATTTGGCTGTCTACCCTTGCTAGGGTTTTTTCGGATAATTGGTATGTACGGGTTTCTAGGTTTTCATGGACATCGGGGCTTGTACCGAATAGTTTGTCTTTTGTAATTGTAGATGAAACGGCGTCATTGATGTCTGCTTTCAATACTGTATATTGCTTTGAGATGATATTTCCACGTCTGCGGAAATTAATCAATCTTTCAACAATCCTTTTACCACTGGCACGTGACTTATCAAACTCCCTAATCTTATACTTGCATAACAACTCATAATACTGTTTGTGCATTTCATGGATAGGTGCTAATATTAAATCAGTATGGGCTTTGAACATTACTTCAGGATTGTAATATTCGGCCAGATTATTTATGACACGATATTCCATTTCCTGAAATATCTTACTGACTTCTTTGGCTAGTTGATCTTCATAGTATTGTGAGAGTAAATGTTCAACTTTACTATACGTCAGTTCCGTCTTCAGCTGCGGAATCATCCTCATTTGTTTCTGTGTTAGTGTCATCTTCTTTACCCCATAGGCCATCTTCAAGTGTAGTGACTATTGTTTTAGCTTCCAGATTCTCATTATTCTCAACATTATTCCATAATGATTCCAAAGGTTGGTTATTCAGGTAGTATTCGTCTAGGTAGGGGTTGTCTTCTGGTGCGGTTAATCCAAATTGGTCACCGAAGTTGTTAATGAGGTCACGTGGTGTCATTGCAGCTCTTGCAAATAGGAATTCTGCTATGGCCATATCGTTTCGGTAGTCTTTAGGGTCTAGGTCTGAGGCTACATATTCCCATCCTTTGACGTCTAATTCGTTGCGTCCTATCATGTTGATTATCTCTTCAGCTTCTTTTTTGATAGGTGCAACGGTACTGTATTTGTAACTGTTATCAGTAAATTGGTTATTATTACCGTTGAGTTTTCCTGCGTCATAGATACCTAAACGTGAGGGATCAACTTTATGTGTACTTATTATTTCGTCTCTTTCGTCTTTCAGGAATACTCGGAAACTTCCCTCTTCCTGCTGAACACTTAACGGTTGGATTTTGACTTCTACTTTTCCTTCCTCACCTTCAGACGGCACTGTAATACAAATAGCACTGTGTGGATTTTTGATTACCTGCTTAATCTGCTGTGATATTTTGTATCTGATGGTTTGTGTATAATCGTAATTTGGATTTTCTATTTTTTCGCCTTTATCATTGGTGATATATGGCTCTTCCTCATAGTCTGCAAAATCCCCTGTGATTGTCACGGCAAAAGCAGGCATTCCGTAGTTTTCAAAGAATTTAGTGTTATATCTTTTAGCTGATAATATACCTTGAATGGATAATAAGCTTCCAATGATAGGGGGCCTTCCATAATATGTAGTTTTAGGTGCATATTCTTGAGTCCATAATAACTCATTAGCCCTTTCCTCAGGTGATAAACTATTATATGGATACCACTCACCAGTATCTGCGTGAACGTCACAAAGTTCACCTTCGGCATTGTAGTTTTTACCGTATAATACAAACCATACTTCTTTGCCTGCATTGTTAACGTGTTTTACTCTTTTTTCATCCGCATGACGCCTAAGTGTATGTGCTGGTATATGGCATAATCTGCGTGGTAAGCTGTCACTGGTACCCCATCTTGTTAACTCCATAGCACCATAACCAATAGCCCGACGGTCATAGAGCATTCGATATATCATTGTGTTAATGGAAGGTTCGCATTCGTTTAAGAATTCCATGAATCTTTTCCTTTCCTCTTCAGATTCACTTTCACCTTCAATCGGCACAAGGGTAAAGCTAATTCCTGCTGCATCACCAGCGACAGCATCTACACAATTTGCATGATATGAATTGAAATCTAATAAGTCTGCTAGTTCACGTGGATTGTATTTAGGTTCTACACATTGAATACCATATTGCCATATGTCATCTGGTGTCTGTTTACTACCTGTGGTAGGGTCAACATCTGCTTTCAATGCGTAGTTACTCAGTATTTTTGGGTCAACAATATTCTCATTGCCGTAGTCATCTCTTGTTACAATAAAAGTATCACTTTTAGTCATTAATGCCTCCTTTACATCCTAATATATTTTCACATTACGTTTAGGTCTACGCCAATGTCTAGCACTGCCTGTGCATGCGTCAGCTATATCATCGGGTTTCCCTTCCTGGCCAGTGAATGCCACCAGGTGATCTATAACTTGAATATTCCAATCACCACGTACAAACCATATACGGCCATCTTCAGCTAATGCCTCTAAATCGAAGCTTCTTACATTTTTCTTTAATTTGACTTTATCCCCACGAATGTTAAATCCTTTAAATTCTTTACTTCTACGGAATTTGTTAATAAGTAGTTTACTTGCACTTCCTGGCTCTTGCTCAATACGGATTAATACATCTTTACCATCACGTTTTGCGGTTTGTTGGAACTTCCTTAATACCTGGTTTGCAGTGAATTTACCAGTTACTAAATCTATCATTATCAAATCCTCACCAGTCCATGCAGTTAGCATTCCTGCGGTTGCGTCACCTTTTTTACCACTGGCTCCGAAATCCCAATATCTTAATTTCGGGGCATCATAAGGAACTTCCTCACGTTCAAGAACATTATAAATCTTATTGGTGGTTTCATCCATAAACCAGGCCCTTTTAAAGATGTTACCTTCCCGCTCTATTGGCATTCCTTGATAAATAGCATTAAATAAATAGCTGCCAATATCCCTTTTTTCTGACATTAACCAATCATAATCACGTTGGTATGGCCATAATACGTCTCCTTTCTTACGGCCTAATAAGTCAGTTTCAGGCTCAGTACATATTGCAGGAATATTTAAGTCTACCCATGTGTCCTGTGCTATAGTTCCGCCTTTCTTTAGAATGTCAAATGCGTCTACCGCAGGGATTGTTGGAGAGGTGCTTTTGATGATTCCATGCAAATCGTTTACATGTAGTCTTTGAGCAATAACGATAATGATAGGGGGCCTTCCGTTGGTTCGTCTTTCTAGTCTTGAGCGTACTACACCACCAAACCATTCACGTAGTTTTTGTTGTTTTACCTCACTGTCTGCGTCAGCTACATTTTTGATAGGATCATCAACTATGAATAAGCCTGCACCGAAACCCATGATGGAACCCGCAGCACCTACAGCTAACATCTGGCCTCTGTATGGTGGTGCAATATTGAACTTATTCTTAGCCCTACTATCTGTAGCTAAATGAATCGGATACGGGGATAAATGATTGTAGTAATTGATGATGTCTTTTACCTGGCCTCCGAATTCACTTGCTAAGCCTTGTGAATATGCGGATAATATCACCTTATCATTGGGATAGTGTGCCAGGAAGTAGCTTGCAAGGTTACGTGATATGAGCGTACTTTTGCCGTGACGGCTAGGAACACTTAAAAGTATTCTGCTGACTTTGCCATCTATAGCATAATCCAGTAACTGCATGATTAACATGTCAAAGTCACGTGGACGCCATAATCGATT